CCGTAGGTATGGCGTAATTTAGCGAGGCGGAAACTAACGTATTAAGACTAGGAATACCCTTTTCTTTACCCCACGGATACAAGGATTGCTTTCTCTTGAACCACGCACCGTTGTATGTTGGAAAAATTTCCGGACCAACCATGGTGGTATTCATTACGATGTTATCGGTAGGTGGCAGGTCGTTTGGTGAGGGAGCTAAAACACCAATTTTGTCTGGGGAACAGAGTTCAGTGACAAAATCGCTAATTGTTCCAACATAATCCTCATCCTCTGGAAATATGTCAATGGTTTGATAATTAAGAGCAGTGCTTTCATATGATGCAAATTCTAGCCTATATGTTACAGCCTGAGATGATCCTAATTTTACTATTCCGGGGGATATATCTGAAACAATTGAAACATTGTAGACATAAAATTCTAACCCTGATCCAGAAACACCTAGTGTTTCAGATATGTCTTCCTCTAAGATTTCTGTGGTAAAAGTAAAACGAATCATTGCTCCTGTTTTTGCTAAATTGCCTATACAGGGTAGACCCTCTACGTCATTGTTTGGATTTGGGTCGTTAAGAATTATAAACCCACTCAAACCACCGTTAAAAATGCCCTCTTCTATTGACATACCACCAAACGTACTAGACGCTTGGAATTGATCGATGACATTAATATAAGATTCGCCTCCCGGTGCTCTTAGAGAGACCTCCTTGAAGATTACATTATTTCTAGCCATTAAACTCTCTTTCTATACTCTCCACGATATCACCGACTACTGATTCTGGTATGACCTGTATGTTTCTTCTTTCATCATTTTGAGACCTAAACATGTCCTCGACACTAATTACTGTTTGTGAGGTGGTGTATGGGTAGTTATCGGGACCAGTTTGTCCATTGGCAGAAAGAATATATCCGTCTAAGAAAGAGCACGTTCCATTAGTATTTCCAGAGTTGTATGTTGTCCCTGCAAAATCTGTAAAGTCAAATGATATATTTGACCCGGACACAACTAGATTTTTGGTATATGGATTTAACTCAACGTCATTATCACCAATTGAAAAATGGTGAACTGAGTTGGTATACAGATTCACTCGCTTCATCGTAAACTCATCCCCAGAATTTCCGGGGTAGTTTGGATCTGAGACGAAAGCGTTACTGTCACCACTAACATTTGATGCCTTTACCTGACTACCATCATTAGCATATGTTCCATCTTGGTTTCGTTTAAAGATGTAAAATCTATTATCTTCCTTGAAAAAATCACTCGTTGTTTGAGAACCAGTGTTACCAAAACTATAATTTTTTATCCATAGCTTTCTGTAAGTTGGATCCCATTTTTCAATTATTCCATAGCTTAAAGTTATTTCCTCTAAGTCATCATTGTTTGGTGTGAATCCTATGAAATCTGATTTTAAAACCACAACATCGCCTCTTGCTGGCTTCAACTCAGGATTTTCGAGCATGTGAAAAGCATATCCGGCAAACTTAGAACTGAAATTTTCAGCGTATTCAGCTCCCGTAACTGGCCAGTAGTTATCGGAAACAATATCATTGTTTAGCAAGTTGATGTAATATAGTGATGGATCTTCATATAAAAGTGCCGAAAGCTGATCAGGACTTTGATTGTCAGATATGTCAATAGTATTTTGTAAAGTAGATTCAATTATAGGTCGAGTAAAAATGTTTTTTACATTGTAGGTTACCCCATTGGGAAATTTGTACATTATATTACTAAAAAAGTCAAAATAACTCATTATCAACCGCCCCCAATGGCATTAAAGAATTCTGATCTACTTGTCTGAGTGCCTCTAAAGTTAAATACGTTCTCCAACTCAACAAACTGAGTGGATAAACTATAAGAAAAAGGACCACCTTCACCTGCGATAAACGATTGATTGTCCAGTCCATGTACCACGGATTGTAGGACACACAACTTAGGTGTTCCTAGCCAAAGACTAGTGACCTCCGCCTCGTTTCCACCAAACTCATTTACGGCACTTATTGTCCAAATATTTGGTGGTCTCATCCTACTTGCCTGTGCGATGTTACCCTCGGACGGAAAACCTCCGACCACAGGCATAGAAAGAGTTTCAAAACTCTCACCGATTTCTCTCGCTCTATAGGTATTCGCACGATTTGAAGTAGCTTTTAGGTTCCAGCTAAAACTATATTTTCTTTTTGATGAACCCAGATATCCCGCCTCTGTAGTGAGTAGTTCCAACCTACCCAAGTTTGAGGTTACTTGACCAAAAGCATCACCTTGGAACGTATTTGATACATTTACGAGAGTGCTCTCAATCGCACCAAGTAGGTCACCCAGTGATGGATTATCACCCAAACTAGCAGGATCAAATTCTCCGATTGTCCCCAACGCTTGTGTCAAGTTCTCCATCATGGGAGCATCTTCAGAGTACCTGTGTGCGGTGCCTCTGGTAATTCTTACTCCCGGTAATATTATCCTCTGCTCCGGATCACCAAGATTTGCCCTTTGTCTGGAAGTTCTTGGATATCGGTAGCAGTTAAATACCAAATAGTAAGGTGCTTCTGAAGTACCATCACTGTAACCCCATTCTAGTAGAGCCATGGTTTTTCTCCTATCTCATTCATATATATGTATGTAATGGCATATAAAACGAAGTACACACCCGATAATCCATCTAAATACATTGGTAACCCAACCAAGATCGTATGTCGATCTACGTGGGAGAGAAAAATGTGCAAATACCTAGACAAAAATATCAATGTGTTAAGGTGGGCCAGTGAGGAACTTTCCATACCATATCTGTCCCCAGTTGACAACAAAATGCACAAATATTACCCAGACTTTATTGCTGAGGTAAGAACTAAGTCTGGACAAGTAAAAACGTTCCTCATAGAGGTGAAACCTTACAAACAGACTAAACCTCCAGTCCTAAAAAAGAGGAAAACTAAGACTTATGATATGAACATGAAGACCTATGCTATTAATGAGGCTAAATGGAAAGCAGCTAAAAAAGTTTGTAATGATAATGACTGGGAATTCACGATTTTAACAGAGAACGAACTTTTTAAAGGGAACCAACTAAAATGAGCCTAGAAGGAACAAACGTAACAGATTTAGTCTCTGAGAGTGGCATATACAGTAGCGGACTTATGAAGCACAATAGGTTCCACGTCAACCTATCAATCCCTGCTCTCAATAACTATACAGCAACAAATCAAGCAGTTTTCGCCGTGAGGATTCCGGGATGGGATGTTACCACCACCATAGAGCCTGGAGTGGGTGGAAATGTAAAGTATTTCCCATATAGAAAAAACTGGACTCAGCAACTATTCATAACTTTTTATATGGAAAATGAAGTAGAGCGTAGTCTTTATGATGTCATGAACAGATGGTGTAATGCAGTGGTTCAACCACAGGGTCCACAACCATATTACAATGAAGTGGTGAGTGGAAATATCATTGATGTCTACAATGGTGATGATCCTGCGGGAAATATTCAATGGAAATTTTATGAAGTTTACCCCAAAGTGTTATATCCAATTGAACTAAAACCAGTTGAAGATTTTGCCCCAATGGTTTTCAGTGTTCAATTTGGCTACAGGGCATATGATGTTTACGCGAAGAATAGACTAATAGCAACGAATAACACCGGTGGTGGAATAGGAACATAATTATGAAGATAGAACTTCCCGTATATCGAACAAAGTTACCCGTCAATCAAAAGGCCATGGAGTTCACTCCCCTGATTGTTAAGGAGGAGAAAAACATTGCCGCTGCAAAAGAGACAGGTGGTAACGTTGATGGGTACAATACACTCATGAAAATACTGGAAGATAAAACTGGCTTTAAAGTGAAGAGTCTCTGTGAGACCGATCTAATACACTTAATGTTAGAATTCAGGAAAAAATCTATAGGTGAAAAATTTAAGACTTCATTTATATGTCCAAACTCAAACGAGAGAGTTCAAATAGACGTTGATATTTCTGACATCAAACTTTGCGGTGATCGTCGGGAGGGAGTAGTTCAGACAGATGATCTTCACATAAAATTGTCCATCCCAAACGAATTTTCTGATACGTTATCAGCGATACAATCAATTGAAACATCAAAAGAAAAGATTGATTTTAACAGTGTCTCTGATAACGAAAAAAGAGATTTACTAGAGTCGCTACCTGTGCTAGTAAAGAATGAGGTGGAAGAAACCGTGAAGTCTTTCTACCAATACAAGTATTTTATTGATTATACTTCGGCTGATGTAAAAAGGCGTATCGTATTAAGTAGCGCAGAGGATTTTTTTACCTTACTTTTTGTCATGTAAATTTACCAAGTTTTTATTATTTGAACTTTCAACTCATGCAGATGTATGGATATAACCTGTCCGATCTAGAGAACATGATACCATGGGAAAGAAAAATATACGTCGGTATGCTAAATGATTTTATAAAAGATCAGAATATGAAAACTCAACAAAAAATGGCAGCTAAGGGAGCAGTCTAATGGATGAAGAAAGAGAAGAGGTTGATATTAGGGGACTGGCCAGTAACTTGGATGTTAACCAAACAACTAAGTTCTCAGAGATGGTCTCAGATAGAGTTACTCCAATACCCAACTTCTCTGCTCTCAGTGCTGAGGCTCTTGAGGAACTAGATGAGTTTACAGACTTTAAACCAGCCGCGTCAATGGACGCCGCTGTCATAGATACCAACCAAAAGGCACAAGAGATTAGAACTGAACTAATGGCGGGTGGATTCGGTCAGAAAGTTAGCGAACTAGGTAATGATGCCCCATACCGTGATGGTAAAATATTCGATGAGGTATCCAAAGGTTTTCCTAGTGAATTTGACACAGAGGAGCTACCCGCCGAACCTGGCGGGGCAACTCCTCCTGCGTCGAAAGGGGTGTCTAATCTAAAAGGAAACTCTGATATTAGAACACAAGGAAACCGTTACGGTTACGCTTAATCCTTAGCGAGTCTCTCGAAGTAATCAAGCGCATCAGTTTCTTCTGCAACGCTCTCAGACTTGTTCTCAAGGGTCTCTGAGGTTTCCTCAATCGTCGGTGCGCTCGTTCCATCATTGGAGCGGATATCATCACCAACAACCTCCATAAGACGCTGCTTAAGCTCGTCGTAGGACTTGAAGTTAGAGGGATCAGTAAAGGCAGTCAGCGAATACTGCTTCTTCCAGAGTTCCTCAAGCTGGACATCATCACCGTCGAAAAGTTCACCGGGTGAGTCGAACTCAGACTTATCATAGT